TGAAGACCATTCCATTGTTTCCGAAATTGAGGACTATGAAGGTTTCAGAGCTTAAGCTCGCTTGTGAAGATTTCCTTCTGGAGCATGCCGACACAGAAGTGAAGCTGCTTTGGGAAGAAGGCGTGATTTCTGAGAATTACGATCCTGAGTGCTTGGAGGATCCCACTGATGTGAGGGTGATCAACGATTGGCCACTGCCTGGTGACAGCCTCATCACCAAAAACGAGAGCCCAAGCAAGATGTTTGTCATTATGTATGGCGAATACAATCCTTCTGGCTTCGGCTATAAAGCCGTGGCGCATTTGGGATGATGGGAATGCCCAATCTCACCACTTCCGAGCTTTATGCTTGCATGAAAGAAATGGACCATGATGTGGTTCATCGTCTTGATTGCTTCCTTTCTGATACTGGCGTGGCCGTGATTGGCCTAAATCTTTCGTTTGACGAAAAAAGCGAAGAGTATCTTCTTGATTGGCATTTCGCTTTTCCTGAAGAATGAACCACACCTTTCTCACTTATTCCCCCTCCGACTTTTCCAGCATGGAAGACTCCGCAAAACAAGCAATGACAGAACGCGCTCTTGGTATTTTCACGCCGCTGGAAATCACTGCAGAAGCTTTTCGTGCTGCCTATGACACGCCCGACATCGGCCCTCACATTGAGAAGGACTACAAAGGTCTTTCCTATCTGTCGTGGCCTTTTGCCTTCCGCTATCTGAAGGAGCATTTCCCAACGCTGTTCGTGGCGTTTGAAGAGAAGACCATTGGATGGCCCGTATTCGGCGAGCCTGGTGCGTTCATCCTTCGCCCCTATCTCACGGACGGCGTGCGTCGCACTCCTGCGCTTGTCTTTCCCGTAATGGACAGAAAGCACAATTCCATTCAACAGCTCGATGGTCGTGCAATCAGCGACAACATCCAACGCGCCAGCGTCAAAGCCATCGCTACGTTCACGGGCCTTGGTCTTCGGCTCTATGCCGGAGAGGACATCCCCAAGGAAGAAGCGCCAAAGCTGCAGCAGGAGACGCTCAAGACGCCTGCACGCACGAAGACTGCCCCTAAAGAAAACGCTACTGCTGCTGGAAGCGAGGGGCCTGTTGCCACCGCTGATACAGGGTCCGCTGAGCCCTTCGACGCAAAAGCTTCTCTTACAGCAGTGTGCAAAGCCAATCCTTTGAACTATGCCGACGAGAAAGCTGCTATGGCTGCAGGCAAAGCTGCTCTTGAAAGTATTGGACTTGCTCGCGCCACAGAAATCAAAAGCTGGCAAGCCTTCGGAAACGTCGTCGCAGCAATGATGACCCTATGGGCAAAGGAGCAGGAAATTGTCATCAGCAAAGCTGAAATGACAGAGGAGATTTCCCTTGTTCGTGGGCTTGAAGACACTACTGCCATCATTGAAGGCATGAAAGCTTTCGTGGCAAAAAAGCAGTAGATCTGGCAGCGGCCCGCCTAGCGCGGGCCTTTGCTGGCATTGTTTGCATTGATGATGATGACTGTCCCGTTGCTGAGCTTCCTCCCGCCCTATTTGGCGAATGACCCGATTGGCTTGTTCCTTCTCATCACTTTCACATGCTTGATCCTTGCTCTATCACTACTGGCAATCCTTTCATTGATGGTCCCATGAGTCGCTTCACTTTCCTGAATGAAGACGGAGAAACCAAAATCTCCTATTCTTTTCATAACATCTACTGCCCAGATGTTGTGCAGAATTTCAAGGACTTCCTGCTTGGTTGTGGCTTTCTTGAAAGCACGGTAATTGAAGCCATGTATGGAGTAATTGAAGAATACGAAAGCCTCTATCCTCGGAAGGACAGTGCAAAATCATCGCTCGCTGATTGATGCTTGTCATGAAGCCTTCTGGAGCTTTCCTGACGATACGCTTAGCAGTGACCGTCGTATTGCTGCTGTTCTGCACGCTATTGCTGAACACCCTCTGGCTGATCGCTTGTTCCTTTATCAAACTGCACGAACTATTCTCATGCCTGATATTGCAATGTGTCAGGGCAACGAATGCCCTGTCAAGGAAAATTGCTGGCGTTACATGGCGCCCGCTAATCGCTTCCAGAGTTATTTTGCAACGCCGCCTTGCACGGAAGATGGTTGCGAATATTTCTGGGACATGAACGAGAAATGAAAACTAACAAAGAAACAGTGCTTGCATCTAGCATTCTTTCTCCCGATGGAAGAATGATGGCTAAATGCTTGATGGAAGAAGATGGCATCAGCATTGAACGCTTGTTCAATCTTCTGGGACAATTTCAAAGTGACATCATGGAACTCCAGCGTGAGCTAAATGATGCGCGATATGAAATCAATTACCACATTAGGCATCATGACTAAAAGTGGCTTGTTACGATCTATGCCTTGCCTCCCTTCAAATGCCAGCATTTCCCCGCTACGAACCCAATCGGCTCCAAATTCAGAAAAAGCGTTACTATCTGCTGAACGATTTTCCAAATGTTCCAGAAGGGTTTGTTTTGCCTTCTGTGACGACTATTGCGAGCGCGTGTTCTCCCCCTGGCAAAATTGCAGCGTTAATGAATTGGCGCAAAAAGGTGGGCAATGAAGAAGCTAATCGTCGCACTCGTAATGCTGTGGATCGAGGCAATTGGCTTCACGGTGTTCTAGAAGATTTCTGGAACGGTGAAGACATCCAAGAGCATCTTGATTCTCACGAAAACTACGTGCCTTATTTTGAGAGCATTGTTGGTTTTCTTGAGCGCGTTGATAGTCCATTGCTCGTCGAAAGTGCCATTGCCTGGTACGATCCTGCGCAGGAAATTGGCTATTCAGGCACCTTTGATATGCTCGCCAAAATGAACAGCGGGCAATATGCTTTGCTGGATTGGAAGACGAGCTACAAAGAAAAGCCTGATACACAGCTAGCCGATTATCGAATGCAACTTGGTGCTTATGTGCAAGCCATTGAACAGATGTATGACATCGAAGTGAATGAAGCACATTGTGCCATTGCCATTCATGATCCTGATACTGGCCATTCCCAAGAGGCGCAAATCGTGAGCCTTTCAGCAGGAGAACTTGCGATGCAGGCAGGCATCATGGTTCAGAAGGTGCAGCAGTTCTTCTTTGAGCACTACCCCGGTAGAAAGCCCTTAATGATTTCTATGGACCGTGGGGCTTGACCCCCTCTGTCCATAGCGCTATGCTTCTGATGCCCCTTCCAGGGCTTACTACACTCCTCTGAGGACCACTCAATGCCCGCTGGCAACTCTCCCGCTTTCTCTGGCACTGTCGATCTCACCCCCGACATCCTCAATGCCATGAAGAAGGCAGGCACCAACCCCCAAGGAAACTACTCCCTGCGTTTCGCTCTTTGGGACAATGATAAGCGCGATAAGGACACCGCCCCTCATTTCAAAGGGCAAGTAACTGTCAACAAACTTGACAACTCTCCCAAGGCTTACGCTTCGATGTGGGACAATGGCAATAAGGCCAAGCAAAGCTTCTCCGACGATCCGTTCTGAAGCCTTTCGTTATTGTTCACTAGGGCGCCAATGCGCCCTTTTCTTTTCTTTAAAACCATGCTTCTTAATGACAAGGAAATCAGCATTCTTGCTGAAAATGATATTATTTTTCCTTTCGTCGGGGAGAAAACCAGAGAGCTTGACAATGGCACGAAAGCCCTCTCATACGGACTAAGCCATGCCGGATATGACCTCCGCCTTTCCCCGAAGGGTTTCATGGTCATTAACAACAGCAAGCCTGTAGAAGCGCTGGATGTGAAGGCTTTCAACAAGGAGCTAATGTACGAGGCTTCTCCCATCGAAGAGAATGGTTCTACGTTCTTCGTGCTGCCTCCGTTCTCCTACGCTCTTGGCGTGAGTGTGGAACTGCTGACAATGCCGTCTAACATCATGGGGATCACGGACGGCAAAAGCACGTATGCCCGGCAAGGCACCATTATTAACGTTACGCCAATTGAGCCTGGCTGGTCTGGCCATCTCACTATTTGTATTGTCAATCCCCTGGCTTTTCCCGTTCGCATCTATGCCAACGAAGGGATCGTGCAAGTTATGTTCGAGCGCCTCTCAGGCGCCGCAGATCAGGACTATGGAAACGGCAAGTATCAAAACCAAGGCGCTAACGTAGCGTTTGCTGCCGTCTGATTAGTGAGCGCTCTTGAAGACCAGTTCCTCGGACTATGGCAATCTCATTTTCCTGATCTGCCATTGATTAGAGAATTCAGTGACGTGCCAGCTTGGGAGGCTGATTTCCAAGAGCGCTATGCAAAAAGCAAACGGTCAAAGCGCTACAGGGCAGACTTCGCTCATCTGCCCTCCCAAAGTCTCATTGAAATTCAAGGAGGCACTTTCAGCCGAGGCAGGCACGTGACTGGCTCGGGCTACGAGCGTGATGCCCGCAAGTTTAATCTTGCCACCATTGGCGGCTGGAAAGTGTTTCTTCTTACCACCCAAACGGCCAAGGAAATTTTTTGGCTTGAGCGGATTGCTGCTTCATTGCGAACTGCGTAACGGCTTCAGCAGCTTCACCAAGCAGCTCATCAGCAGCTTCTAGGTCACGCTCTTGAAGCTGCATGGCTTGACGCAGTTCAAGATTCTCTTTCACGAGCGACGTGACGGCTTCTTGCATATTGCTCCAGCCCTCCATCATTGCGCAAGCCACTTCACGTAGCTTGTCAATGTCATTGCATTCGCTCAGTGCCTTTTTGTTAGCGACGAGAGCAAAGTCTCGTTCCATGCTCCGCTCAAAAGGCCCCATGATGCCAATACAATCTTGACCATTGTATTTTAGGCCTACTGGGATAGAGAAAGTGCTCATTGTCCTTGCATTGTTTCGTTTAGCCTAGCCATGCAGCAGTTTGGCAAGCAGTTTGTTTATCGGGTGGACGATGGGAAGAATGCCGTAAGATGTGGAGCGGGCTACCGCCCATACAAGCTTCCTCGCACGCCTCGCAATCATGAATGGCTTCCAGGACAGGATGTGGTGTACGTACAACGTACGTCCGCCGGGTGGATGCCCTCCTCCATTGTTGGCACCATTGAAGGCTTTGATGCAAGCGCCAGAGCCAGAAAAGCAATCGTACGCTGGCATTCGGCTACGGACATTGCTCCTACAATCAGCTTGCAACGACTTCGGCCCCTCTCGCTGATCACCAGTGCTTACCAAAACAACTGACGACTTGCTTAAGGATTTTTCCAAGCTTGCAGGAGAAATTCTTGCCATTTTTACTGTCATGTGCTTGCGAGCGTGGCTGCTAAGCACTTGCGTGGGTCTGTTGGCTCCAAGCTTTACGCTTGGCTTTTGGCAATGGTTCCTAATTGCCCTCACTTTTCGCATTCTCATCGCTACGGACAAAACTTGATAATGAATCAGATGGATCCACTGATGGATGGCATCAGCTTCGTGCGTCTCATTGATTGGATGGGAAGCTCGCTTGATATTGTTTGCGACGCCCGCCAAAGCTTTGACCAGACCAGTAGCGAATGGTCCGAAAAGGACCAGAAGCTTCTTAATTATCTCGTCAAGCATCAGCACACTAGTCCATTTCGTGGCGTGGTCACAAAATGGCAAGTGAAAGCTCCGCTGTATGTTTGTCGACAATGGTGGAAGCATGTGATTGGTGGCACGTTTGCCAATGACACGCTTGGTTGGAACGAGAAAAGCTTTCGCTACTGCGAAGCTGACGATGACACGTACTACATGCCGCGTGAATTCCGCCAGCAAAGCGCCAGCAACAAGCAAGCTTCCAGCGGCGCCTTGGAGCCCAGCATGAACAAAATGGCAATGCTTGAATACGCCAAGGCGCTTGAGCAGGCAAAGCAGGCTTACAGGGCGCTGCTGACGCTAGGCGTGGCGAAGGAGCAAGCCAGGGGAATCATGCCCATGGCGACGTACAGTTCCTTCACTTGGACCTGTAGCTTGCAAGCTTTGTTGCATTTCATTTCATTGCGAGACGAAGCTGGCAGTCAGTGGGAAATCCAAGCTTATGCTCAAGCTTTGTCCACTCTCGCCCGTCCATTGTTTAAAGAAGCCTTCGAGGCTTTTGACCTGCACCAATCTTCTTTTTGATCATGCACGATCCCGTTAACCATCCTCGCCACTATGCTAAAAATGGCGGAATTGAATGTATTGAAGCTATTGAAGCTTCAATGGAAAAGGATGAATTCAGAGGCTTCCTGAAAGGGAATATCATTAAATATGTTT